GCTTCGTCAATTAATTCTGATACTGGTTTTGTTTTACTTTTTACAGCACTTATTGATTCCAGTAATTTTAATTCGCTAGTCAATTGATCAAGCAAATCTTGTTTTATTTCAACTTCTAATTTATTTTGATAAATATCCTTTGGGTCTGTAAGTAATTTTTGTTTTTCTTTTAACAATGCTATTTCTTTTTCATAATATCCAATTGATTCTTTTTGATAAATTATTTCTTGTTCTTTTTTTTCTGAAGTTCCTGATGGGCTATTTTCATCCCCTGCAACTAATCCAGATAAACGTATTCTTATTCGCCTCGTATTGCTCAAAACAGATTCTTCTGCCTGTTTAAATTTATAATAAGCATCAGACATTTTATTAAGCGTTTCATCAGTGGTTTTACCCATGCCACGCAACGCCTCAGCATAATCAAATTCAGCTTTTGAAAATTTACCTGGGAATACATTTTCAATTGTTTGCCTTACTGTTTTTGGGTCTCTAGTAGCCCAATCTGTATTATTATAAATTTCATTTATTTTTTCAGCATTTTCCTTACTTGTACTTTGATAAATTTTCATATAATTTTCTAGGTCTTGTTCTTTCAACCTAGTTTCTTGAGCTGCCATTTTGCGCTCATTTTCATACGTCTTTTTAGCTAAATCAATTCTAACAGATGCAATTTCTTCTTCATTTTTTATTCGTTGTTCTGCGGCTGCCTTTCTTTTTTCAATAGATAAAGTTCTATCTGCCGCATCAATTTCAAGTTGTGTATTTTCTTTTAATTTGTCAGCTTCGATCATTATCATTGCTCGCTGACCTTCCTCAATTTTATCAAGCATATCCTGATATTCACGGCCAACTCGAATAGCTTCTTTCATGTTAGTCAAAAAGTTTGACCAGTCTCCTGTTGCAATAGTTCTAAAAAATTCATTTGTAGCTTGAGACATTCCACCCATAAAAATTTCATATTGAGTGCTTAATGTATCAGTTGAATTTTTTATTTTGTTAAAAGCTGCTATTGCAGTTGCTCCAACAGCAGCCCATGCAGTTGCAGCTAAAACACCTATTCCCTTTAATGAACTACCAAATGATGTTGTCGTCTGCTTCGCCTCATTCAGCCCCTTTTCGTATTCAGTCTTATTTAATCCTAGCTTGATAAATAAATCGGCAAGTTTCATAGCAAGTAATTTTATTCTTTCAAAATTAAGTGTTTTATAACATATAAGCAAATGAGAAAAATAAAAAAGGCTGCCCAAGCGAGCAGCCTTTCTCAAACAATCCAAAATAAACTAAACGAACCAAACCTATGAAAAACTTATTTCAAAGTTAAGAATTTATTTCATTTGTCGTTGCATTTTTTGAAACGCATCAATCAATCTTTTATTTCGTTCGTACATTTCTTCCTCATCTAATTCCTCAATCGTATCAATCTCTGGCAACGGCCATAATTTTTCAGCAGATACTTTTTGCTTTGACCATTGATTAAACTGCAAATGGAAAAGGTTTCGGATATAAGATGCCTGGCGTTCGTTGTTGAAAATGTACCCGAATACTTTTGTGTAAGTTTCTGCCGGAGTTAAACTGAAATATTCAGCTTTCGACAATCCTACTCTACCTATACAAAACTCATACTCTTCCGAATAAGTCATTTCGTCCTGTTCGTCACTTTTTGAGCTTTTTTTTTAAACGAGGCTCCAAACGTTTGTGACAATTCCCAGCACTTCATTATTTTTTGCTGTGTCTGTTGGTCGGCTAAAATTATAGCCCTTATCAACGTATCTTTCGTGAAGTTTTCAGCTATCTTTTCACCCTGGCAATAGGCGACAGCAGCACAATACAAAGACTCGTTTATAAGCCATTGTTGCCCGTTCTTTTCAACAAGTGTTTCAAGTTCTTTACTGTCTTTCAAATTGTTTTGTTCTCGGAAAACAAATAGCATCAAATTAGTAAAGTTAAACCCTACTTTTTTATATTTAATACGGTTTTGACGAAGCCAGTTTTTTTCTATAAACGGCAAAGAAACAATTATCTGATCGTGTTGCATAGTTATTCTTTTTGTATTTGTATGTCTCTAAATTCGTATTCTGAATAGGTATTCAGGATTTCAACTTTCGTTTTCAATTCCTGCAAACGATACATTCTATTGACGTGAACGAGCCAGGAAACAATTTGCCACCCGATTAAAATAATCAAAAGAATCCAAAGTATTTTATTTGGTTTTTTCATTGTCTTTGTAAATAAATGTAACATCAGAGGCTTGGATGTTCAGCAAATTAGCAATATTGCAACGCAATGCTTCAATCTCGTAACCGTTTAAAACGATCATTTGTGAAGGTCTAATGTCAACCTTTTTTATTACTCGTTTCGTTTTCTGCTGTATCATAATCGTTAAGTATTATTTCGATCACTTCGGAAATACAATAGCTGTACTGATTTATCAAGTTTCGTAAATCCTCAACAAAATCAGCTCGCTTTTGATGCTCAGTATATTTAATTTCAATTTCGATTGTTTTCTTTACCATATCCAGTAAATTAAATGTCCTAAAATAGCTAAGATAATAACCCAATTTCGGGTTTGCTGAGCTAATTTTCTGCGTTGGATTTGCCATTCAATTTCTTTTTGAAGCAAACCCACCTTAATCAAACAGTCGTCTATTGCATCAGACTGCTGTTTAATAATTTCATCTTTTGTTAAATTTTTATCTATCATTTTTTTCTCAAAATTAGTACTTATTGCAACTGAATTTACGAAATGTGTTATAAAACACAAAAGCCGGATTTCTCCGGCTCCTGAGCTGTTTAATTATGGCAAAGCAAAAAAGAAGTAACGTATTGATGATTAAGGAACGTTCAAAACGGTAATAGTTACCGAATCAGTTAACGAATAGTTTGTTCCATTGTAAACTTGCAGCGTGAATGTGTAATCTGTATAGGTAGACTGAGCAGGCGCTGTGAATGTTGGCTGTGCAATAGTTGTCGAACTCAATGTTATTCCTGCAGGTGCTGTCCACAAATAAGTAAGTGTGCCTGAACCTCCATTTGTCGAAGCCGATCCATCTAATGTAACGGTTACCCCTTCATTTACTGTCTGGTTTGGACCAGCATTTGCAACTGGAGTGTTTGCGGCTGCGTTGGTGCTTTCAGTTACATCACCTGTGATCTGCAAATCACACGAAAAAGTAATATTATCGTTGTCAGGAGCTTCCCATGTAAGGTTTGAGATCAAACAACTTGCTGAAATCTTTTCTTTTGCCGATGCCCCGGTTGCGCCTGTTTTATCCGTGAACTCGGTAAAATAAACAGTAATAGGCTGACCTGCCAAAGCCTTAGCATATAAATCCCAATATCCTTTATTGGTTTGTTCTTTTGCAGTAGAGGCTAAACCGCCAACGGACATAGTTTGTGCAACGCGCCCAGCTTCGAAAGTTGAAGTATTGCCAGTTGTTTTGCAGGAAGTTTCAATCATTGTTACGGTTGTTGCAAACGATAGAGAGTTCTGGCCTACCAATACACCACCGTCAAAGTTTACTAAAACAAATGTTCCTTTCATATCAATAATTTTTTAAGTTTCTAGTTTTCTGCATTTCAAAGTTATATGTTTTTAAACACAAATCAAAGTTCTTTAATGTTAAAAATCATTCGTATCAATCCAATGTTCAAAGTTCCGGTTTCAGTTTGAAACTCAGAAGTTGACGAGTTATTCAATTCGCAACTTAAAATCTCATATCCAGAAGCCAACGCAAACGGTTTATCGTGATTGATTAACCCGGCGATGTCGTCCATGTCGTTGTACATATCGACCAATGAAGTTGCGTCCATGTAGCAAACCTGAACAGCCACATCAGCCTGATATTCATTGTTAGTTTTCGGGCCAACTTCGGACAAGTAAAATTCAGAAATATAAATATAAGGATAACCGATGTTTGCTTCTTTCGGTTGTCTCGTATGACAAGTTTTCCCCGTTGCGGTGTTGATCGCTGTCAAAAGTGGTGCTAATAATATGGCTCGAATGTCTTTCATCAGTCTATATTTGTTAATGCTTTACCTGTTTTTGGAGTTGTTCCAAACTTTCCTAAAAACTTTCCGAACTTCAAATCATCTTGCATATCTTTTGCAACTGATTGTTGAACATTGACGTTTTTAAAAGCCCAATAAAGAAACGAATCACCTTTGTAGCCCGGATGATTTACGCGTCTCCCGAATATGCGCTTGCCATCAGATAAGACTTTTGCGTCTTTAACCTGAATAACATGAGGCGGTGCACCCATTTCTATTGCACTTGCATATTCAACGTTTGTTCCCACAGCACCCTCAAGATCGCCTACCGAAACGGTAGTTAATTCAGAACTATAACTTTTTCCAGTTGAATCAGAATAGCTTAAAGTATTTGTTGGCGTAATTGTTGGCGTTTTAGTCTTAACGTAAATTGAATTTTTAAGCCTCGACGAAACAATATGCCCCCTGCCTGTTAGTCTCAACCTTGCTTCAGTTTGAATCTTAAAAAGGACTTTAACCAACGCTCGATAAGCAGAGTTAACGCCACCTGTATTTAGCGCGTCTATTTGACTTTGAACATGATCAAAAGTCTTTTTATCAATTTCTAATTTTATCGAATTGGCCATTACATTCGTTCGTTTGCAATCACTACTATCTCATTTTTAGCCTCGTCAATGTTTTCAATCGAAACAATACGGAATTTTCTGGTTTCAAAAGTCAATTCATAATTCTTTGTTATTTCCAAAGCCGAGTAATACTGAAATTTGAAACGGTAAGAAGATGTAACCGTTTCAAGTCCGTACAATAAACTTTCCTGCATTGACAACCGTTTAGCCGAACACCATGTAGTTGAACTTGTCTTTGCGCCTTCGGTAAAACCTCCCAGACCATCGACTGACATCGTACCTGGTACCGATATGGTTATTCGCCTATTTAACTTTCCGGTATTCATTCGGCACGCATTACATTAAACAATATTTAGCCAAATTTGCATACGCATTTTCATTTAGTTCAGAAATCGAACCTTCGAAAGTATTACCGCGATTCCGGTATTTTTCATCAATAATTTTCAACATTTCAAGTTTCAAACCAGAGGGGCAATTCCCGGAAGTTGTGTATTTAATATAAATTCCTTGTTGATTTTCACCGGACAAAACTGTTGATTCAGGATAAACAATGAACTGACTCAATCCGGTTTTTTTGTATGCGGTTGAAACAACATCGTTAATTTTCACCTCCGTAATTGCAGCGTGTTCTGGATAAGGAAGCGCTATTTCTTCGGGTATTTCCTGATTAAAATACTCGATTGTTCGGGCGACGATCCCTAATCCGGTAAATGCTTCAACTTGTTCACGAACTCCTGAAATAATCATTCCGATTAGAGTATCTTCATCGGTGTAATCAACCTTCAAATATGCCCGTGCTTCGGCTAATGTGATCGGCTCAGTTGCGACACTACCTAGCTTTATTTGCATTGCGCTTGTATTTAGGTGTTATTGCCTTATTTTCGGCTTCGCTTATCTTAATATTGCCTTTTATCGGCTCAATTTCAACCATTCCAGCATATCCTTTTTTTATTGCCCAAATTGCGTTTGGGTCTGGCACTTCAATTTCTTCACCTTTTTTGTGATTCCAAAGATCACGGTTAAGTTTTATTTTCATGTCGTTTAATTTTGATGTGTAGCGCGAGGCAGGACTCGAACCTGCGATTTCCAGTTTATGAGACTGGCGAGATGGCCTCTTCTCTACTCCGCTATGTTAGCCGGACTTTCACCGGCTTGTATTTTATCACTTTCGTTTCAATAAAAACTTCCCAGTACATACAGTTGAACCGGTGCCAGAAGATATAAGCTTGACTCGATAGTACCTGAATTGACTTGATTCCAAAGCACACGCATAATTTGAGACGGTCCCAGCATTGTTCAGTGTAATAGCAGTGCCGTAATTATACCAATCGGTATTATTATCTGATACTTGTATTGCAGCCGTTACGGTAGATGTGCCAGTAGCTACTCCAGCAACTTCAATGCCAACTGTATACTGCCCCTGAATTGCAACCGGAGTAGCAATAGTTAAATAATCAGTTTCAGTGTCAGTAACTGTCACCCCTACTAGTGAAGTAATACCCCCGACTGTTTGCGCCTGGCTAAAAATAGCCAGCATTCCAAAAAGCAAAATAAAAAATAACTTTTTCATGTTTATGAGTGTTTTAAAGGGGAGGCGCAAACCTCCCCGATTAAATATTAAAGGGCGGTAATTTCGGCGATTGAATCAGCGAAAGTATCAGTTACGAATGCCAACTTATCGGCATCTTTCACAACTAAAGTACCACGCATATACAGCGTAATGGTTTTCAGTTGTGTGATAGCATCGTTTTCGTTCTGGTCGTGGATTTTCAGATCCATGCCTTTACGCATCCAGAATTTAGCTTTCGAGAAATCACCGATTAGGTACGAACCCGAAGCCATATCGTTATTTTCAACGATACGAATACCGGCAAACTGAGGCTGAACATTCAAATATGGAGGAAATAAATAATCTCCGTCGTTATCACGTTCCAATTCCATAGCCAGAACATCGTCCGAGTTCAGAATGACATAATTCGGTTTAAAATTGGCTTTCTTTATTTGCGTTGCGGCAAATTTCAAAGCATCGTACCTGTTCGGTTTTACACCGGCTTCCAAAGTTTTACCACCAGCATTGAACGCGGTTGCAACAGTCAACACACCATCAAAGCCATTAACTGCAACTGTACCAGTCAACAAAGCGGCATCCAGTTTAAGAGCCATCAAGGTCAATAATTCGGTCTGAATTTCAGAAAGCAACCAATCAATATCATCGAGTGAATTGTTTGATGCTTTAATGAATGCAAGAATATCCTGCATTGAAGCTGATTTAGTTTCATACCCAAGCACAGATTGAGTGACCGTTCCACCTGCCAATGTCGTTACAGTCCCTTCAGTTACAAATCCTGAATTGTCAGTCCGTGTTTTGCGCTGTGTCCAATAGATTGTCAGGCTGTTTGCAATACCTGTTGAAATAATATCCAACATGAACGGCATCCGGTCTGGTGCTTTCGATACGCCAACTTCAAATTGAGGAGTCGGCAAAAGCGACCCGGTAGTGATCGAAGCGTTGGCAGATTCAAGGAAAGATTTCATTTCAATTTGCAACGATGCAACTTTCCGTTCTGACATTCCTTTCAGATTTGCAGCTTCTTTGGTCAGCTTTTCGCGTAATTCCTGAGCAAATGACTTCTGCGCCTTAGTCGGATTGACTTTCATCTTTTGCAATTCGATGTTCTGATCATCGAGTTGTTTTTGCATTTCGGCGCGTTTGGCTTCCATTTCATCAACACTTTTTTTCAATTCAGATGCTTTTGCATCTAAATTAGCCTCAATTGCCTTTTGCATTTCGGCTTGTTTTGCCTGAATTTGCTCTCCGTGAGTTTTCAGTGCCAATTCCAATTCTTTTGTTTCCACTTTTATAAATTTTATGAGTTTAACAATTTTAATATCTTATCAGCTTTCATTTGCGGCTCATCTACTTTTGGCGGGGTTGGCGTATCCGGCGCAATTGATAGAACAAGCGATTTAAGCTTCATAATTTCAAAATTAATATTTTCATTGCGAACAATAGCAAGAACACGATCAAACTCTTTCTCGATGTAGTTCTTTTGTTCGTCTGATTTCATGCCTGTAATTACTGCCAACGGATTAGCGGCGATGGTAACAAGACTTATTTCATACAGATTTACTTTTTTCAAGATTCGAACCTGTTCACCGTTTCGCATTTCTTCTGATGAGTCGATAACCAGATAACCGATTGACATTTCTTTCAGAATTCCCTCTTTGACTTTTGTCTGAATATCTTCTTCAGCAGCAGATAACATGACTTTAAGCCATAGCCCTTTATCATCTTCTTTAATTTCCTGAATTTTACCGATAGGGTTCCAAATGTCATGCTGATAGCAGAACGCGATACGGTCGCGTTTTTCGGCCAGTGTTTCAGCAAACGCACCGGCAGATATAATATCTTTATAAGAATCCAAATTTCCAAAAAAAGCACCATAACCAGTAATGATTAAATTACCTGACTCGTCGGCTTTGTGTTCGGTAATGTCGAATGACTTAAATTCTAATTTTTTCATGTCTTCATGTATTTGCTTTCAAATTTATAAATTATTTTGAATAATACAATTTATTAAACAATTTCATGCAAAACCGAACATCTACAATTGCAAACCTCATCAGCACTTCCGGCCGGATCACCAGGGAACATCAGCCCATTCGAAAACGGTTCATCTTTGCGAAGCCCTCCGCGTTGTATAGAGTCTTGTTCTGCCTGAATATGTGACGGCCTTATCCCTTGCAAGTGAGAAGTTGACCAATATTTCCGATACTCCAATCCGGTCGAGTCAGCCGCAAACGTACTGGCCTGATTTGATGCGCTGATCATTTCAGTTTGTGCAATTGCCTTTGCGCGGGCGCGAACGTTTCCGCGAATACTAGACCCAATTGCCTTGGTTAAGTTTTGCTTGATTTTATCAATTCCAAAACCGCCAATTTCAGCATCAGTCAATACTTGCTGAATAACAGTATTAATTCGCTCTGATGTGGTATTTGTTATTGTTTTAATTCGTGCTGCATAATCTGACGTGCCGACGAGTTTTTGCATATACCGTTCGTAAACTGAAAGGTAAAGATCATCTTCAAGTGATTTCTTCGCATTCGGGTCTTTTTGCCAAAGAATATGTTTTCGCGTCATTTGCCCGAGCGGTGCTGACATCGGGTAGAACTTTTTAAAAAATTGTTCTATCGGTTCTTCACTGATCTTTATATTATCCCACATCGAAGGCGGCAAATCCATAGCGCGCGAAATGAATTGCCGGTATTGTTCGGCTAATGCAGATTGAATCAATCGTATTCCTTTTCGCTCAATTCCGTTTCTGGTGCGGATGTATTTTAACTCAAATTTTTTGGTAGATGCTTTCATAAAAAAGGTTCAAATAGTCCTATAGTCGAATCAAATCTTAGCTTTCTTTTCTTTTGGAAACTTAGATTTCAACTTCTCAGGAAGTGTATCTACTTTGTCGTGTAACTTTACTTTCTTATTACTCTCAACACGCAGGTTCTTTTCAGCTTTTATAGCGAAATTACCCACCTCTATGTATTTGCCTTTAGTTGCTTTCATTCTGATACAATTACTGTTGTTCCTTGTGCTACTATCTGTTGAATAGCTTGCTCGGCATCCGGTGAAGGTGGAGAGTCAAGTAAATAGATTACCTCCAAATTAGGATGAGTAACAGCCGTGTGGGTAAGCGTCCAATCAACCTGTTCGGTTGTGAGTCCAGTTGCTTCGATAACAGTTGATTGCTCTTCTGCAAAGGTTATTTCAGTCAGATCAACTAAAGTTAATCCTGCTAACAGATTGGCACATTTATCTTGTACTTCGACTGTTAGTTCTAGTACACAAAGTGGCGTTCCTCCTGCTGTTGTTCGTGGACTTATCGGAGCATACCTTTCAGTTGGTAACTCTAAATTATATCCTAACTTCTGACTTATTGCCTCGTTTAGTTTGAGGTAGTCAGATTGTGATAGTAGGGCATATTTGGTGTATGGTCTATTATCTGGCTGTGTATTTAGTAGTTCTTCCATTTGTTTTAGTTTTTGATTAGTCTAAACGTATATCCTATTGATTTATTTGCATAAAATAGTAAAATAGTTGTTGATGTTGGATCGCACTGAATAATATAACTATTAGTAATATCTCTTTCTATTGTACTCCAAATTCTAGTATAATCTTTCCCGAAAACACCATTACTGCGTCTAAATCCACTATTTATTATTGATAATCCACTAGAATTATTTGCATAAACATTATTAAAATCTGCAAACAATGCTTTCATCTTACCACCTGCAACAGAAGCACCACCTAAAGCAGTTGCTAAAGTGTTAAAGTCAGTATCTATTGGCACACGCCATCCCCAAGGAGTTGCTGGATTTGCTGCATTATAGTAGTCAATATCCATTTGCAATAACTTAACTGCATACCAGTTGTATAGTTTACCGTAAGTACTTCCAAGAGCAACGTCATTGTTGTAGTAGCACCACATGGCAGCAGCTTTAACACCAGCATAAGTCTTTTGTTCGTCTGTACCTGCTGTTTGAGCATAGATAGCATCGTAAAGTTCTGTTGAACCTGACCAGCCGACTTCTTGGACTGAAACGTTGTCAACAATAATTGTGGTAGATGCTGTTACATTTTTTAGATTTATATATGTAGTAACGGCGTAAAAATAAATTACTTTAGAATTTCCGATTGTTGAATTTATATTTCCCTCTACCGAAGCAAAATTCAAACTTCCACCATTGTTGGACAAAATATCATAAGTAAACTTATACCACTTTCCAACAATTAGCGAATTAAGTCTAATTAATTCTCCAGCAGATGTGTTATAAATTAAATTAGCAGTTCCTCCATTAATTGTCGCATCACCTCCTTTCGTCCAAAACCCTGTATCACTACTAAACCCCCTATCAGCAGCATTAGTTATCTTCTCAACATTCGCATTTTCTGTTACAGAAGCAATCAAATTACCCCGTGGCGTTGCAACCATTTCACAGTTAGATGTAGCCCATACTTGACTGCCTATTGTTACGCTAGGTATTTCAGGATATAGAGTACGAAGGAAATTAGCTTCTGCTGCTACCTGAGTTGGAGTGAGTGCTTGGGCATG